ACACTTAATTCATTAATTTTATCATCATTAACCTTTTCCATTATAGCTAACAAATCATCTCCTAATAATAACAATAGAGTATATTTTGTTTCAGAAAAAAATTTTGAATATGTTCTCATACTGTTAATAATATTACCAAAACCTACTGTTGTTTGTCCTGTGTGTCTCATTGGAGGTAAATTTGTTTTGAAATATTTGGTTGAAATAAATGTGTTTTCATGTTGAGACATGTAAACGTTAATAATGTTTTTGTCACCACCCAATACATTTTTGTAAATTTCACTTTCGAAATCTAAAGAATGTTTATCTGTTTGTCTATCTTGTTTGCTTAAATCACTTTCAAAAAACATGGAATTTTTTTCAAACTTATAATTGCTCAATTTGTTGTTTAAACTATTTAAATCATAACCTTCAGCATACACAACATTAGAATTTATTAATTGTTTAAACCTGTTTTTCAATAAAGAAAAATAAGGTGCGAAAATCATGGACATCGCATAAGGGTTCCATAGCACTAATCTGTTCAAAATATCATTGTATTCATGAAATAAATCACCTTTAGTTATGTTTTCTTGTTTTTCATAAATGTTAATTCTATTCAAAATTAAATCTTTGTCTTTGTTAAATAATTTATTTGAACTATCTCGATATTTTGAGATGTCTCTACTGACTAACCATTCTTTAATTATTTGCATATTTATAACTAATTTTTTTTGATTAAATGTTTGGATTAAATTACTAGATTGATTATTAAAATATGCTTTACGGAAGTAATTTAATTGCATACTGTGTTGTATTTTTCTCCTACGTAAATTTTCTCTTAATAATAACTTTTGTGTAAAGGCTCTCATTGTTGAAGTGTATTGACCGAAATTTGCTGGTCTAGTCCATGTTGGTTCATAATTTAAATAAGCTGTTTTAATTGTGCTGTCACGATAATCTCCTTCTTTAATTCTTACTTTGTTTTTTAAATCTTTTTTTGAATAAATAATTTCTTCACATGATTGAGTATTTTCATAAAACAATATATCTTGGATTGTTTGTTTAGGGTGCACATTTTGATTAATATTTAAAAAAGGTAATGAAGTTAAGTGAGTTTTGTTAAACCAAGTGATGGCTTCCATAATTAATCTTTGTTTGTACTTATTAATTTTTTTATTTTTAATATTTGAATTTGATACTTTTGTAAATTCTTTTGTGTTTAAAACAAAATGTTTTAAATTTTTGTGTTTTAAATTAGTTTTAAGTTCTTTCTCAATTTTTTTGAAATCAGTTTTAATAGTTTCGTTAAACATCCATGGTAATCCTCTATTTTCATAATTTCCATTAACTGTCAAAGTTGCTATTAAATATTTATCATTATTTAAAATATTTTTGTCAATGCAAGCCAAACCTGGTACAAATATTATTTCTGAATCATTCTTAAGCAATTTGTTATTTAAAGTTTTATTATATTGTTCAATGGATAATTTATTTAAAAAATTATTATTTGATGTTGCTTTAAAATTATCATTAAAAGGATCTATATCTTTGTCTATATCATATACTGTCATTTCAGGATGATTGTTTACAAAAAAACTTTTACCAAATTTAGCTGGGGCTACTAAAATTAAAACTTTTTCTATTTTAAGTCCAATTTGGTCATTGTTTAAAGGTTTAAATTTTTCTTGATTTTTAAGTTCATTAAATTGTTTATTAACAGAAACTTTAACAAAATTTTCAGAACTGTTAACTGATGATGCTTCTATAGGAAAAACTATTTCTGTGATCATATTAACATATTCACTCATATGTTTATCAATCAAACTTTCACTTATATTATATTCCATATTAATAAATCTATTTAGCATTGTTTGAAATTTTGCTTTACCTTTATCATCTTCAATTGTG